TTTACGGGTATACCGGAGAGTGAATAACCAAGTCAGGCCACCCGTGCAAAGAGCTGTAATAATCGCTGTAATTATCGTTTCCGTCATATTAGTAGAGTTGAAAATGTTACATTATAGTCCGGACGATACATACATGCGTCAAATAACCCGCCACGATCCCGGCCAGGTCTGCCAGAATATCCTTCCAGTCCCATTTATTACAGGGGGACATTTCATCCCCGTATTCCTTACCCAGTGAAGCACCCAGGGCAAAGGGAACACCATAATCACCCAACAGGGCACATATAGCGTAATTAATTCCGAAATGCTTCCATTTGTCCGTTCCTATTTTCATAATTTGAATCATTGGTTACTGCAAAGGTGGGAAGAACGGAAACGGACGAAAAGGACATAAAAAAGAGTGCCGGGAACCACCCCGGCACAAACAAACCCTAACCTGGGACTTAAACCCAACGGCTGCCTTTTCAGCCGGTATGCTAAATTGTTAATATTAAGGATTAGACAACTTTTCGATGTCTTTTTTCATCATACGTAATAATTGAATCCTTCTTAACACCTCATTTGTTGGTGTACTTTCATCTCCTTTCTCTATTAGGAAATCGATTAGGTCCTCAATAACTTCGATGTAACAAGCGGAAACCGGTTCCGTCTTAGTTTGCCACTGTGTCAAAATCTCGGCACTTTCATCTGTTATATGTGCGCCGTTTACTTCTATATCTTTCATAACAAATCTTTCATTAAACGTTTTTAATCGGTGTAGTCTCTAAGGTAGTGAAATCAATTATTCCGGCCTGCCGGTATATCCCGAGGGCGACTTTCCTAAACCGTTCGTAATTACGTCTGTCAATGGGCGATAACTGCCACCTCTTCATGTCTTTCATCAAATCCGGTATATTATTGGCACTATTATACAGACAGTTGTTTTTACCGTACTCGTGATGAAGTGATACAGACTGAAAATCACCGGAGAAAACAACCAACCGCAAACGTTCAAGTTCAAGGAAAGCAAACTCATTGTTAACCTTCTCCACCTTATAGGCTCTTAATTCAATGGAAGGCGCGCCGTATTCACGTCTAACGAAAAATAGGATATCAGGATTATTTGTATTCATTTGGCACCTCCTTTTAAGTCTTCTAATTTAATATGTGAAATGCTTGTTATATTTTCCAGTACCCCGTCACATATACTTTTAACCCTTAATCCGCGGGAACCGTCTTTCTTGGGTAAATTCAGGTGATAATACGGGCAATTCTTCCAGAATGTAATCCGGGAAATCCAGCCACGAACTTTAAAAGTAGCATTGCTTATTTTATAATCAACCTGTACCAGATCACCCGGTTTAAATTTACTTTCCTGTAGAAACATATTCTGTATTTCTTCCTGCTCTTTCTTTATTTCCTCAATCCTTTTATCATTGTTTTGTAATTGGGTAAGTAACACCTGCTGATATTCAGTATATTTCATTTGGTACCTCCTTTCTGTTCTATCTGGGGGCGTTCTGAAAACCTATATATTCTTTTAACCCGGTAAATAAAAAAATAGGCTACAGGCTTGTCACAGCCGTTATTATGTGTTTTAGTGTCCTGGTCTATATGAATAAACCCGCTACTGGAAGATATTTTCAGCGGCATTGTTTTAGGGTATTTCTCGTTCAACTCCTTTACCTTTGCTTCCAGTTCAGTTTTAAAAGCATCAAAGGAAATCTTATCAGGGCAAAGCGTACTACCAAACTGGTTTGCAAACTCTGCCATTTCAGCACATTTTCGATTCTGTGGCTTATACTCGTTAAGCTCTATAAAATAAGATGTCATTTTCGGGCTCCTTTCTTCTGTAGTTTCTTTGCCCGATACACACAAACAGCCGCACCGATAACAGCCGGAGGGAAGATAAAAGTAAGGCAGAACCAGGCGATAGCAGATAAGTAATAAGCGTCAGAGGCCGAATTTACGGAACAATCTTTTTTCAGTTCCTGAAAATAACGATGTTGGATCGTGTTTACGTCCGTGCTACCAGTACGGAACGAAGGTACATAGCTTGTACCAGTTTGAAATTCTTTTTTCATAATAATGTGGTTTTGACTTAAAAAGAGAAAGGCGGTTACCGTTTCCCCAGTTCGTCAAAACCACATTGCTAACCGTCCGAAGAGCGGGTAATAATTTAAAGGGAAAGGCAACCGCCTAATATTTTAAAGTAGACAATCGTCAGGCATTAAAAAAAGCCCGTTTTTTATTCGAGCTAATAACCGAAGCTCTACGGGTTGCATTAGCAACATGATTTTGACAGGGGCAAATGTCGGCATTAAATTCTGAACAAAAAAAAAAAAACGTTAATAAAAGTTTATTAGGAAAGAAAGTTTCTCGACTCTACGATTCGTTACTTCGTAACAAAAAACGCCCACCTGATTAAGGGTGAGCGTTACACACTATAATTAATATTCTATTTGTCTTTTAAATTAATTCCCTCTTTTATCTGTTCATCAGAAGTTACCTTTTTACAAAGAATATAGTGATAAACAGGGTCTTTGCTCATTCCTTGTGTAGGTGTAACCGGATAAGCCAGTATTAGTTCCCAACCCAATTTAGCCAAATAGTTAACGGCGTCTATCATTGAATTAAAATTCATCTTTTCACCGTTTTCATCTACTAAAAAACGAGCATTTGGTGTTGCCCATTTTGCCTTCTGGCCGAAATCTACTTCTATTTTTACTTTTGTACCGGTTATATTTCCAGTACCCACGATTTCACAATAAGCCTTATACGGTTCTTGTGCAATGGCTGCCATTGTTAGTATGGCCAATACAATAACTAAAAAAAATCTTTTCATATCAGTAACTTAAAATTAGTGTGTACTTTAGTTTGTACCACCCCGTAAGTCCTGACGGTATATATGCAGTGTAATTTTGACGATTGCAAAAGTACTTAAATATATACATTTATAAAAAATATTACCCCAAAATCAATCAAAAATGAAAGGCAACCGCCCCAAAATACACGGTAATTCACCCAAAAATGGGCAAAAAATGAAACAAAAACACATAAAAAACGCACTTTTTCGCGTAAAATTTTGGTCTAAATGCAGATAAACGACTGAAAAACAGTCAAAAGCCGAAAAAAAATTCAAAAACTAAAAAAATGACACCTTCCGAAGACCGAGCCGCTCAGAAGTCGGAAAGCAGTTGCCCTCCCCCTAAAAGGTGAAATATGACCTCCGGGAGGGGTACCCGTAACCTGGTAACACAAAAAACGCCGGAAAACCGATTTTCCAGCGTTACAAGGCAATTACCTTTTATGCCTGTTCTCTATCCATTGATCCACAAACGAGTCGGCCTGCAGCGTCCGCTTGCCTCGTACTAAAGCTATCCAGCCGGGGCGCATCAGTAAGTATTTGAAAGCGTCGGAGAAATTGGTGGATAACATCGGTAGTTTTTTCGGTGCCAGCTTTTCGGACTTCTTCACTTTGAACACTACTTTAGAATTACCCCGGTATTTGATTTCAGCCTTTGCCTTTTCTACAGAACTAACCATTTCTTTACAGTTCACCGCATCAACCAACAGGATAGGCAGGTTCTTGTTGGTACCGCCCATAATCTCCTGCATGAAGTCGTATTCCGCATCCTGCCGGATAACTGCCTGTTTGCGGCTCTTTAGGTTTACGATCCAGCCGGTACGGTTTCCGCTGCCGTCTTTTTCTATGGCGTCTTTGATCTTACCCGCGTAATCCTCCTTCTGTTTTTCAAAGTTATTACCTGCACGGTCATAGTACAAATCCAGTTCTTTGTATTCGTGGTTCTGGAAAAAAGAAAGGAACTGGTCGGCGATCTCCCGGAACCAGCCCGGCGGTATCTCAAAAAAGTTCTTATGTACCCGGTAATAAGCACCGTCCGGCTGACCGATCACCAAAGAAAGCATATTACCGAAGTCCATACCGCCTTCAATCGCTTTATCATGGTGCAGGTACCGGAGTTCCCGCGAGCTGTAAGCGGCTTCTCCAGACATGGTACCGTTATAATACTTATGTCCTTCACCAAACAACACATAGAAACGTAAATCCCTGCGAAGACCGGGACGCATACCCACCACCGACTTTTTAAATTCGTGAAGCTCCAGCGTACCATTATACAACCGCTTTAAATACTCTATCGTAAGTATCTCAACATTAGCGAATGAAGAAGCGTTAAGAAAGAACGTCTGCCCTTTTCTCAACTTCAACAAAGCCCGATCGTAATATTCAATATCCCGCTTCAAACGTTTCAGTTTCAAGGGGGAAGGCCAGTTCTTTCTTTGTTCCCGTAAAAGGGAAATTATCAAGTCATTACGTACACTTGCCGCCTGCACTATTTTAATGATCCGTTCCGGGTCCATTTGCTTGACATACCGGAAAAACCAGTCGTACTCGTTTTCGTCGATATCCGGCATATCGGTAGTAATGGTTATTCCCAGGAACAAATGGGAATGTCCGTAAGTGATCGCATCACCGCGAAGAATAGGCATAGCGCGGTTTACTTTCATTTCCTTGTCGTACTTCGCTTCATCATAAAACAGATGTATTACAGACTTTCCGGCAAGCAGCGAAGGGTTATCCAGTGATCCCATGAAAATAACGCATCCGTTCCAGAAGCTATAAACATGCTTGTAATCATCTACGATAACCGAACATTTACGCCGCCAGGATTCAGGCGGGCGGGTATCTTTTACATAGTGTACCCCTTCGATCAGGCCCATAAGTTGCCAGCCCTTCTGTACGGCCGGCATTATATTATCTTCCAGGTTACTGTAGGTATTGGCAACAAAAGCGAACGCACCGCCGGGCATTTCTTCCACACACCGGGCGGAACGCCTGGCTTGTATAACGGTAGATTTAGCCATACCGCGGCCGTCAATAGATACAAGGATAGTAGTATCGATCCAGTCCGTCAGAACCTGGATTATATGACCGTATTTTATTTCTACATCATCGGCGTTACTCACCTTCGTTATCTTCCCCGAACTCTTTGATATCATACAACATACGTTTTTTCAGATCAAAAGCTTTAATACGCGCATCCTCTTTTATATTATCACGTACAATAACAGGAATTTCCGGTATCGCGTCGATAAACTCTTCCAATTCCTTACGGTCGATTTCAGGAACACCCAGATCCTTACGGCTGGTAGTATAAATAACCGTGCTTTTCTGTGAAAGCAGTTCCTCCGGTATTTCGGTCTGTTGGTCCTTATAACATCCGCGAAGTTCCGCCGCCAGTTTCAGAAGGTTCTTAGCCTCCTTTACATTACCCATAAGAAAGACGGTATTCGCCCAATTTTCGGCCTTTTCCGCATACAGGTTGGCGAAAGCCTGCGGGCGTACGTTATCCTGTGTATAAAAGAAATTGAGACTGTCGGCGTACACCTGGCGGGCCATCCAGTCCGAAAGGCCGTAAGGCTCCGACTTTAAAAGGCGGATGATACCGGCCTTTGTCACCAACTTGCCATTTATACGCATACGGGCACGAAGGCCCCGTACCATTTCCATAAGGCTGTAATATTCCCTTTCATCGGGCGCGAGTGCTTCCAGCGTACCGGTAGAAAGAATCCTTTGAATCTGGTTGATATCCACCTTGTCAAAGTCTATTCGTGAGGGCTTAATTAAATTCGTCGTCATCCATTTGTTCGATTAAACGTTCAAAAGTATGTCTTTTCCGTACGGCCTCCAGCTGTTTTATAGCTTCCACGTTTCCACCTTCCGCCGCTTCATGGAGTTTTATTTCAGGGGCGGCACGTGCTACGAGAATCCCTTCCCGGATCAGAAAGTTAACAGAAGTTCCCACCGTTTCCGCATCCCGGACAAAAAGCCCGACATCTTCCGGAGAAAGCCCCAGGGAAACGGCTATGTCTTTCGAAGAATACCCTAAAGAAGACAAACGCCGTACATCCTCTTTTTGCTGCGCATCCAGGTAAATACTATCTACCACCGTTAAATCGTTCATACGCATCTTTTATTCGTTTCTGTGCCGTGAAATAATAAATTTCGTCCTGTTCCATTAAAACAAAGTTCCGGCCGCTTTCAATGGATGCCACGGCCGTAGTACCGGAACCGCCGAAAGTGTCCAGGATCAAATCGCCCGGCTTTGTACTGTCTTCAATCAGTTTACGGATCAACGCCACCGGTTTTTGCGTGGGATGAACCTTTTCACCTTCTACCAGTTTAGCACCGGACGCAAAAGAACGGATATTATCTATTATGTTTGTGGCACCAATAGAAACACCCTTTCCACAATGAAACAAAATAAGTTCATGTATAAAGGCGTAATGATTACCCGGCCCCGACTGTTTATTCCAAACGAGCATGTTTGACGCGCCTAAATACAAGTCAAACAACGGATAATAAAAAGCATATCCGCGCCAGTCCGTAAAAAAATACACGCAAGCACCGGGTTTCTTCACCCGGTTAAACTCCTGAAACAAATCCCGGTAAAAGGGTTTACAGATAGACAAATCTTTAAAACTGCCTTTCTGCCCGTTATGTGTCATTCCCAGGAAATAAGGCGGATCGGTTATTATACAATCTACAGAATTGTCCGGAACACGTTTCAACGCCTCCAGGCAATCCTCGTTATAAATTTGGTTTGTTATCATTGGAAAGTTGTTTAAGCCGGCTTTCTTCTTTTTCTATCCGGAGGGTTAATGTCTTGAGCTGGTGCCCCAGCTCCGAGCGGTCGCAAGGGTGAGAAAAACGGCCCCGGTCCTTCATGATCCGTTGCCGTTTTCCTGTCAAAGTGGCAATAAGTTCAACTACTTTTTTTTTCGCGCCTCGATTTCTTCCTCTATGGCTTTCTTTGTAGTCTCCCACTTTTGGATCATTGCAAGGGCACTCGCTTTCTTCTTCTCATCATCCCCGGCCTGTTCCAGTTTCGCCTTATTCTTTGAAAGGTTGGCACGAGCGTTATTCAATGCCTTTTGTATGTCGATATCCGAAAGATTCTCGACACCCTTACGGACGGACAAACTTTTTACCTTCTCACATTTACCCAAAATCTTTCCGTTTTCCCGGTAATATTCCAGTTCGTCCCACATTTCGCGGTTAGTAATGAAATTTTCCACAACCGCCTGCGCTTCCTGTGCTGTAGAAAGTGAACTGACATCATCCGGCGTAACCTCCAGACGGGCGAAAGCCTCCTTATACTTCCCGTATGCGGTGAACATGTCGGAAACAAGTATTTTCAGAATGTCGGGGCAATCCGGAGAGTTCAGGAAGGTAAATTTCTCGCGGAAACGTATCATTTTGGTTACGGTTTCCGGAGCCGCCTTGTATCGTTTCTCCGCCTCTTCCAGTTCCTCTTCCAGCTCTTCCACACGGTCGGCATTTTCATCCATGGAAAGAACCTTATCCCGGAAATCGGACGAAACGAGTTCTTCCACGCTGACGCCGAAAGATTCGGCAAGTTCCAGCAGCAAATCATCGCTGTATTTTACCGGCATTTTTGGAGGTTCCTGTCGGGCGGGTTCCATTTTTACCGCGGCCGGCTGTTTAGAGTTGCGCCGGATCGTCTTAAATTCACGTTCGGAAAGCCCGGCCAGCTTCCGTAGTTCCTCTAAAAGAATGGCCTTCATCGTTTCCGTTTCTCCCTGCCGGCGAAATGACTTCTTTAGCATACGGTTGATACCGTATTTCTCGTACAGTTCCACGCCTTGAATAAAGTTACGCGGACCGGCCAGATAGGTAATAATTTCCTGTTTCATACTATATAAAATTTGATGATACAAAGAAAAAAAAGGCAATTACCCCCAAAAAGGACAAAGGGTGGCCGGGCATGTGCTGCCGGTCACCCTTTGAATGATATGAAAGCCGTTTACTTACGCCTCATAACGGCTTTGTTCAATCCATTTCATAGCCTCCGAACCGTCGTTAAACGCCCGCAATGTCAGTTGGGAACCTTCGGAAGCGGTAAACGTCTTACCGCCTTTCAGAAGGAAATTACCGCCTTTTTCCACTGTTGGCGCAACGCCCGAACATCCCATAAGGGTAATTACCGATCCATGACTTCCACCGGTAACACCGGCTATTTTGGCCGCACCTGCGGAAAGCTGGTACTGCCCGTCCGTCTGGTAATCTATATCTGTGGCCCCGGCTTCCACTACGGCCACCGGTTCTTCCAGGGTGTCGGTACCCCGGTAAATGGCGATATCATCCCCCTTGCTGATCTGGGTGAAAGTAAGTTCGTTCGTATTCGATTCATTGGAACCGGTGTAAGAAACGGATAACTTACACGGGTTACAGGGCGTTCCAATCAGATCGGCAGGCTTTCCGCTACAATAACGGAGCACAACGATACATTTTTTAGACAGCCAGTTTGTCTTAAACTCGCGAATCTCCTGTTCATTACCGGGATGATTGAACTTAACGGAAGGCGTATAACCTTCGGCATCGGTTTCCCCGTCACTGTTGGAACTGATTTCAGCGGTACCGGGTGTCAGGTAAATACTGATTGCATAACGCCCCGCCTTCATTACGATATCCTCCTCGATAACCACGCCGGCCTCGTTTCTTGGCGGAAAAGAAAGAATATCGTCAACGTCGTAAATTACGAGCTGATCCTTGGGCTGAATACCGTTACCGGGATTGCCGGCTGGCCTTCTTACGCTTGCTTTTACGTATGTCATAACTTAATGATTTATAAGGTTATAAAATGGAAGGGATAAAGTACCCCTTCCGATTAATTTAGCCTCTTGCCACTTCGTAGAATTTACCGTCAGCGGCTTTCGCCAATTTGATGAACTTGCCTTCGGAAAGCGTTATAGCTTCGGTTAAAACAAAGTTTCCACCGCTGGCAATGGTAGAAGCATTTTCAGAACCGTTTCCGTAAATCGTGTAAACGATTCCGGCTTCCGCATCGGTAAAGTTAGTGATTGCCGTTGCCTTTGTATTTACACCGGTAACGAATACTTCACCGTCAAGCAAAGAAGGTGTCGTTTCATCCGGCGCAAACTGCAACGCATCGGAAGAACCGCTTTCGCGGCCAATCTCGATAAATTTACCGTCGGCACGTTTCATCAGTTTGATAACGTCCCCCTTACCAGGCTGCCAAGCATCGGAAATAAGTTCAAAATTTCCGCTTTTCTCGATCTTAACACCCTTATCCACGCTTCCGCATTTCAGGGAAATAACCGCACCTACCGGAGCGTCTTCAATATCGGTAATCGTAAATTCGGCCGTATTGGCTACGGTAACAATGGATGTATGAAGTTTGGCCGACGGGTTCTTGTCCTTGTCAGCATCCACGAAGTAAGACGCCGGGCGGTCATACTCATTACAGAAGATCATCTGGCGCGTATAGTCCATATCTTCTTTCTTGGTGTACTTGAATCCCACGGCAATAGCCCAGATACTTTCACGCCAGTTACTCCAGACTTTCAGGCTCCAGTCTTCCTGCTCCAGGTTGAAAGCCGTCATTTCACCCGGCTTATCCTCGTAGGTTTTAATGTTACCTTCAAACGTCCAGAAGATACGGTGGTGGTTGTCAGCATTGGGAACCGGAATAATCTTCACCGCCGGATATTCCTTCACATACATGATGTTAGCCTTGTAATCCTGGTTCTGCCCGTAATGCAATTCATTGTATTTATGATACAATACAATAAAGTGCGAAGGCATATAAAGTGCCAGGTTACCGCTGTCACGAAGAACCGCCGGGATCATGGAAGTACCCTTGTACACTTTTTCACCGATGTTTGCTTCGGTAATTTCCCCCAATTCGAACGGCTTGATCTGGTAAACGAGTTTTCCGTTATTGATATCGGTATGTCCGTTCACTTTCTTGTTCAGGAACTCATACAGTCCGTCAGCTGCAGCAAGTGCTTTGCCGGGTTCGTTCAGATTCGGGTCCTTACGGATTCCGTTAATACGGCGTTGTTCACGCTCGTTATGCAACTTTTTGGCGGTTTCGGCCAGGATATACTCGATAAAAGACCACTTGATAGGGTTTGAACCTTCCTTGTTCAAAGTGCCGATCCAAGTTTTCTCCAGGGCCTTTAAATTTTTGAAACGGTGTGCAAACATCACGTTGAACATGCGCAGGGTTTCATCGTCGAACTCGTAGGAACCTTTAGTCACCTTATCGAAGTCGGATTCCTCATTACCGGCCTGTGAAAACTCACCCAGCCAGATATTAACCAGCGTAGCCAAATCCTGATAACCGGATTCAAGCGGGAAAATACTTTCAATGGAAGGAAGTTCCATTAAAAACGACTGCAAACGCTGCTGCCAGGGAATACGGTAAAAGGCCCCGAGGTCCTCCTTCAAACGGCTGTAGTCAATGGAACTTGCTTTCGGAAGAGCGATCATTTCAAAACCGGCAGCCTCCATTAACGCAGCTTTAGCGCGAAGGTTATACGGGCGGTCCTCCAGTGAGAACATTTCACCCTGCAAGCCCCCCAGCTGCTTTTCGTCCTGGAGATTGAATTTCCCTTTACCGTCCGCCTGGGCGTTGTGTTGTTTCCCTTTGCCCGGATCATCTTCCGCAGCGGCCGAAAGTTGAGCGATAATACCGGAAAGCTTTGTTATTTCGGCATCCTTCTTGGCAATTAACGCGGTGTTGTTCCGGTTCTCGTCACGCTGTTGCGTCTGCAAGGCTTCAAGCTGTTCCTGCGCTTGTGTCAGACGTGCCGCAGTGTCACCCAACAAACCACGAAGGAAAGCGGTAGTTTTAGGTTCCTCGGTTTCCTCTCCCTGGTTCCCGTCTTCGGATTCGTCCTGGAAATCGTTTTCGAGGGACGCTTTAAAGTCCGTGAGGAATTTTTCGGTAAAACCGTAATTTTTCAGTTTTGCCACTTCCTCGACCGTGATAGAGTTTTTGTCCTCTACCTTGCTCCATTCCGACAGACCCAGCAGGGCCAGAATGTGAGCGGAAAAGCTCTTAAATTTCATATATACAAAATTTTGAAGTTAATACTATATGTTATACATCTCATTTACTTTTCTGACGGTGGCCTGTGCCAGTACCCACTTTACAGCGTCTTCCAGCGTGCCGAACTGGTCTATATAACCGTTTGCCACGGCTACGTCGCCGGTGAATATCTGTCCCCGGAAAAGGGGAAGTTCCGGATCGTAGGCAATACCCAGATTCCGACTGATCGCATCACAGAAAATACGGTGCATGACTGCCAGACGTTGTTTTATAGGCTCTTCGTTGTTCTCTTTTTCAATCGCGCGGGTTTCATAGTTTTTCAGATCGGCACTATCCGGATAGATTTCCCGGTAATCAATGCCCTGTTTCCTAAAATATTCCTTAAAAGATTGGTAAGTAAGCATGATCCCGACGGAACCGACTTCACACATAGGGGAAGCGATAAAGGTTCTACCGGCGGCGGTTCCCAGCCAGAAATGGGCACTCCCCATGGTACCGGCCACATAGGTAGCTATAGGCTTGGAAGATTCGGCAATCATTTTAGCCGCCAGGTCCACATGTGCGACCATACCGCCCGGCCCATTGATCCAGAGTACCGCACCGCAAATCTTAGGATTATCGAAAACATCCCGGAGCTGCTTTTCCAGGCGGTAAGTCTCCCAGGAATACAAGGTGCCTTCCAGGATAATGACGGCCACACTGTCAGCCGGCAATGTCTCATCGTCCAGTTCCCACCGGTTGGCAAGGTAAGGCGTAGTAGCGTAGGCGGTTATTTTATTATTGTCGAGCCGTTTTTCGATCGCATCCAGGTTGCCGGCTGCAACACACGGCACAAGTAAGGAAAGCAACCGGTAATAATCATTATCAGCGATTGCCCAAGGTGCTGTAAAAATCTCCTGTATTTTGTCCACGTTCTCTTTTTTACGGCAAAGAAAACGCCTATATAATAGGTAGAGAAGGACTGAAAGGAACCTACAGGAACGCATCAACGCCCGGACCCGTACCGGACAGGGTGCAGTTATACAGGCCCCCGCCGATCTCAAAAGAAAAGGTAAGCGGGTAATCGGGAGAACCGGAAACACGGGTGTTACCCGTTTCGTCAGTATAGAGGGCGACAAAGGGCGTCGCTTTCAGGTTTTCCAGGTAAAGCGTCTTATTTTGCGACACGTCGGCAAGCTTGAAGGTATGTTTTTTAGTATAGACGTCTTCATTTTTGCTGTCACCCGGTTTTAAGGTTCCCGGTACGATCATAAGAATATCAGGTTTTCCGATAGAGCGGATAACGACTTTCGAGAGCACGACGCCAAAATGGATAATGTTGTAAACGGGAACCAGTTGCAGGCTATGGGCGGCGGATATTAACTTTCTTGACATAATTACAGATATAAAGTATTGATAATCAAACATTCAGCATTTTTCGGACGTTTTTCAGCCAAAAACCGGACAAAAAAGGACAAACAGATACAGTTGGTAGGTAAAAAATAACTTGCTTTTTTACACTTTTTTTCGGTTATACGCCCTTTTCTTCTTACGCCTGAAACTGTCCCGCCACCGCTGGTAGTTTTTCAGCAGCCCGTCTTCCTGAATGGAAGAGATATCATACTTTTTCAGGAAGGTAAAAACGGTTTCCTTAAACTCGATTCCGTGCAGGTGCTTGTTTTCGTCCATGAGTTCGTGCAGCTCGGCCCACATCAGGGCACGCAGACGCTTTTCAAGAATGGCGGTACCGCGTACGGAAATGTAATTGAACTGTTCCGGAGACTTGCCGCCGGCAAAATTGGCCTCCCGGCGGTCAGGCAGCATAAACTCCAGGTTGCCGCGGTCAGCCGGACAATTTACCGGCCGTTTCTCCATGAGATCGTAAACGGTCACATAGATATCGGACGAGGAAGGAAAACGGACGGTACCGACCGTTTCGTCGTAATATTTGCCCCGGACATACTCGGCCAGGTAGGATTCGATCTGTATTCGGGTGGTAATCATAGCAATAACATTCCTTTTTAAAGGCAAAGATATTCCTTTATCGGCTGTTGGTCTGCCATTTACGGGAAAATGTAGGCTTTCAGTCGTCATTTTGATAAATATACTCCGGGAGAATAATTATAATATGCCTTTTCCAGCCGCCACACACCCGACATTTTCTCTGCCAGGCTGTGCTAATATAATTCGGTACTAAATTTTTGTAATTTCGTAACCGGGCAACCGACAAAGGTAAAATCCTGTATCTTAGCAACTTAGTAACGTTACTAATTTCCGTTACAAAAAAATGGCCGGAAAACAGTTTGTAACCGGGCTTACCGGTAGAAGATAAAAAGGCCGGTGTTACAAACCGGAAAAATTCGTAACCGTTTTGTAACTGCAACTTCGTAACCTTTATTTCCTATTTATTTATTTGATTTTCAGACTTTTTTCTTTCAAGCAAACAAAGGTTACAAGGTTACTAAAATTTTGTATGAAATAGAGGTGGGGTATGGGGAGGGAAGCCGGGCGGGACGCATTTGTTTCCATACGAAAAGAGGGACCGACACATTCGTATCTGGTCCCTCTTTTCGTATTTTATACCGGCTCCGATCCGTCTTATACGCGATGTTTGCACCTGCTTAAAATCCATTTCTTTACGTCCGGGGGTATATAGCGGTGCACGACGGCCGTATAGTCCTCGTTAAATTCATACTCCAGGTAGTTGTCGCCTTCCAGGATAAAAACACAGGCCGTTTTGATGATCCATTCGAGCTGCTCGCCCGAATAGCGTTCCAGTGCCAGGACGGTACCGGGTTTCATACGCTCCAGATAGCGGTAGACCTGTTCGGCGAATTTCCGGAACCTCTCGCCGCTGTTCCAGAGCGCGGTAAACTCGGACATGCTGTTTAATTTCAAATGCGCGTTATTCATTCATCCGGTCGTTCATCAGGTACAAACATGAGTGTCGGATCGGCCGGTTCCGTTCCACCACCGGCAGCCGTTTCCGCCGTGCCGCATGAACGCAGATAGATCATGTCGGCGGCCTTGCCGTCGTTATCCTTACGTACAATACGCCCCTGGGAGTTGCAAAGGTCCTTCGGGTTGAGCTCGTCAATGTAAGGGCAAAGGGCCACAAAGCCTTTGAGGGCCTTTGTAAAACGCTGCATCGTGATTTTATTCACACCGGAAAAACTTTTGTAATCAGCAAAAGCCTTTTCACGGACGATAAAGCTGTCCAGGTGCTCGCTGTCCGGAGAGAAATAAGAGTTCGCCCAGTCCTCGAAGTTATTGCCCATATCGGCCTTGTATTTACGCCTGATAATGTTTTCCATGGGCGGAAGCAATTTTATAGATTCCTCGCAAAGGGAAAGGTAAAAACGGCAGCACTGCAAGAAGAAATTTATATCGGCGTTCCACTCGTTCTCGCTGTAAGTCTTGGAAAACAAATCCTTACCGAAATCGTCCCGGATAGAACGCGTTTCCCGGTAGTCGTTATCTTCCGTACGCTGGTGGTAGTAGTCGGAGAATACCAGGTACAGCAAACGGGCTTCCGTAGACGGATCAAAATCAATAGGAACGTAATTAGTTGTAAATCCCAGCTTGGCCGATTCCTCGAAAGGTATAGTAAACGACTGGTTGTTCTTCGGGTTCACGGTCATATCTGATGTGATGATATCGTAAAACAGGCCCGTATTAAGATACCGGTCGCAATCATCCACCAGGATAAAGTCGGTATGCTGGTTTACCTGGTCGAACACATGCGGGTTATCCATTAACTTGGGATTACGGCCGGAAAGCTTGACGGTCTTCATAAAGTAGGAAAGGGCCTTGAACATGAACGATTTGCCCGAACGTCCGTTACATTCACCGTCTTCACCGATCTTGTTATCCATGGCCTGTGGTGCCCAGGCACGCGAAGGGGATTTATAACGGTGCAACATATAGCCGATAGTAAAGATCTTGTTGATAAGGTTCCTTTTCTGTTCGGCCACTTCTTCCGCCGTGAGGCCTTCCCCCTCGATATCGAATTTATGTTTTTCCCGGTAGGATTCCGCTTCCCCCACGCTCTTGTCGTCGAAATTATATTCCAGTTCCTTACGCCAGTAAACGCGGCTCGAATTGATTACATAGCCGAAAAAGTTAGACGGGACGGCATTGATCCGGATATCAAAAACATCGTTCCCCTCTATGTCTTTTTTACGGGAAATGGTAAACATGTCTTCCATTAGACGGACTTTGTGTTTCAGGACGTTTTCTTCCCAAACGTAGTGGGACAATGTGCTGCCGTTGGCCGGATGCTCCTTTATACCGGTACCGCTTACCTCCATGCTGCAACCGGGAAAGAAGAACATCTGCGTATTATGGGTATAATTGGTAAAATCCAGTTCGATCTCCTGCAAGTTGTCCAGGGCCGTATCTGACAGTTTGGGGCTGTTCAGAATAAGATTCCTTATATCGCGGGATAAAAAGCTCTCTTGGGCCCACTCACGGATAAACTTCCGGATATCCTTTGCCTTTATCAGTTTTACGATATTGCCGGTAATACGGATGTATTTCGTTGAACTGGAATTTTCATCATGAAGCGAATAGAAACCGTTAAGACGTAAAAAGTAGTGAAGGCAGTCCGCGTCTATATTGTGATCCCATTGCCGGGATTTCTCGTTAAACTTGGAATACCAGAATTTGGCGGGCATGGCAAGCGTCATAAGGTTACGGAAATCTTCGTTCTTGCTTCTTAATTCCATGAAGTCCCGGAAGTCCTTACGCGGTTTGCCCCGCTGGTCCCGGTAAGTGGTAAGCCAGGCCGGTAGCCAGATCGTATGGATATCGATAAAGCGTAATGCAAGTTCCGTACCCTTCACCCTGCCCGTCGTGTCGATATCGGGTATGTTATACAGGACCTCAACGTATTTCATGATCTCTTTATAGTCCTGTTCGGAAAGTTTATACGTCTCCGAATTAAACCAGATCGGGGAAAAGCCCAGCGATTTAACACACAGGGCGTCGCGCTCTCCGGAACATATAAACGCCTCCTGCAGCTTCTGCTCCTTATAGGGCTTTTCCGCATTGGCCGGATTCTTTTTAAAAGCGGCTTCCTCCCTGGAATTAAATTCCCGGTATAAGGCTTTCAGTTCGGAAAGGCCGTTTATATAGTCTTTCGGCTTGACACCTTCCGGGGTGTAGGAAAAACGCCACTGCTTGTCCGGATTCAGGGGCTCGTATATTTTATAGAACTTCACTTCGGGCGTGTCACCCTCGGCCGGTTTTACCAGACATTCGCGCATAAAGATAGGGTATGTCGCAGTCGCGTATTTATAGGTTACCTCGCGATTTTTTACATACCCTATATATTTGGCCGAATACCAGTGCAGGGCCTCGGCGTTCTCCTGGGTGACACGGGGGCCGAGTATGCGTAACTGATCCGGGGTGAGATGATCGGCAAGCTCGAAAAGTTTAGTACCGTCTTTCTGATCCTGGGAGGCCGGAACCTTACGGATGTCCGGCTTGTTTACGTTACGGTTGAGTTCATCGGTTACGTTGTACATGGATGCAAGTTTAAGGATAGCCTCGTTAAACCGGAGGCCTTCCTCATACATGCAGATATCGACGGGGCTTTGAGCCGTTCCGGTATCGCCGAAATCCGTTACCTTATAAACCTGCTGGGAACCTTCCTTTCCGAATAACTTGATACAGGCCGACGCGTCGTCTTCTGACGGCCGGCGTTTGAAATGGCGGTTGGTTCCGACACAATCCCGGGCTTGCGGATAATAATGTAGAATTATATCCAGCCCGTTGTTGGTTACTTTGTAGATGTCTTCTGCCTTTATCATCGTTATAAAGTTACATGGTTACTTATTCTTCGTTGTCTTCTTTCCGTCCCGGGCACATCTCCGTCCAAGGTTGATACAGGAAAACGAATAATAACAGCCAAAGAAAAGCGGTTTTACCCGTATAATAAATGACAAAGGCAATCAGTCCCATAAAGGCAACCACGATAATAGCGTGGGCGATGTATTTTAAATTTTTATCTTTCATTGTTCAAACATGTTATACTGAATTGAAAAACCGAATTTGCTTAATCTCCTTTCCTGGAGAAGGGAACGTTTGTCATGTGAAGGCATAATGGCCACCAGGTGCTTTGTATCGAACCGGTAACCTTTCTTCCGCATCTGATAACGTAGGTTTCTTAGGCGTCTGTCTTCTTTCATGGCATTTCGTTAAGATCGTCTTAGTTTACAGAAGACTCGGCACACTATCGCAAAGGATAGCGTTTAAATCCTCCTGTATGGTTTCCTGCTGCTCCCTGTTCAAATGTACCAGGAAATAACCTTTTCCGCCGGAAAGATTCTTAATCTCCGCCAGATTATACTTCCTGTCTACCGCATCCACGAACGCAGGGGATTCCATGGGGCGGAAACTACTGAATATTTTATAAGTTCCACTGCTGCCTTCTATTCGTAGCGTGGTTAATTCATCGGGGGTGGTAATTGTTGATTTCATTACTTATTTATTTTTAATTATTCGACTTGTTCCTCACCTTCACGTATTAGGGTAAAAGGTAGTTTGGTACCACAATTCACACAATAAGCTGTTTTACTCTTGTTTAAGGAAACTCCATCGGAATATTCCCCACCGGAATATGTACCGTCAGAATTATGCACACTCGTGTAACTCATTCTAAACAGATCACTATACTGATAACCGTAAAAACCATTGCAATAAGGGCAAGGAAGCGGTTGTGCTTCAGTTACTTTTATGGAGATTTTTTTGCTCATTTCTGTTCTTGATTTGAATTATTTTTCACCACTTATTTTTAATTTTACCAATTCACCAATAGGATAGGTCGTATGTTTCGGTCTGTTTATTTTCACTTTATGAGAAGAAAGAAACAACGGAACAGATTCTATTCGATAGAAAGTGTAGTAAGCTTCTTTAGGAGCTGTTTTTTCATATTTCTTTAAATATTCTTCTGCTTTATTTCTCGTATCAAATGCGGCAAGGATAGAAAACCAAACGCCGTCTTCTTCGTATTTTCCGGATTCCCTTTTAGTTACTATGTAAATTTTGCTCATTGTTGTTTATAGCTGTGCCGGAGGATAGCATCGAACTACCAATAACGCCCGCTTTCGCCCTTCGGGGTTATCTCCACACTCCGGCGGTTATTATATGGAGCGGCAAAAACCGCCCCGGTTATTTATTCACTTTTCTCTTCCGGAAGAAAAACAAAGTCCGCCCAAATATCAAGGAATTGTCGACCGCAATACGCTGCCAGTTCCGACGTTTTGAAGGCAAGCCGAACGCCGACGCTCGCATTCGCGCTCGATGAATCGTAACTCGCGGGCGCATACGAAACACCGCCTAACGCGTACGCGTAGTAGTACGACCGATACACCACACGAGACTTTTCTTCCTCGTCTAACTTGTTGTATTCTTCCCTTGTATAAAGAATAAACCAAGGATAATAACGGCATTCATCCTCTGTAAATTGAGGTTCCCAGCCTTCATTTAAAGCCTTGACAATGATACGGAGTTTCAGGAAAGCCAGAACGTCAGGTTCAAGACCGAGGGATATTTTATCTCGGTTCCATGCTTCTGCATCGATGCCAATTTCACGGCAGGCGTCCTCAAACGTCTTAATACGTTTTCTTACGTCTTTTTCTGGTTCATCAATAAGAGTTAAGATTCCATTTCTCCAGACAGCTGTTTTACCTTCCGGAATTTCAATTTCTAATTTCTTTGATTTCATTTTTCTTTTATTTATTGGTTTTCACTATGGAAGATTTTTACGCCTGTGACTTCCTCGATCTTATCCTTTGCAAGTTCGGGAATACGACAACGACTACCTCGCCAATTACGAAAGGTATGTAATGGCACTTTACATGCTTCTGCCAATTTAAGGGACATTTCAGAAGATTCTTTTACCGGCAAATTCAAAAGGTACATTCTTAGTTTCTCGCCGTCATCATTCCTTTTTAATTTTTTTTTCGTCATACCTTTGTGATAAATATACTCATTATTGTTAACTTTACATAGCAAAGGTATAATTATTTTTACCACAGGTGAATAAAATTCACGTTAATAAAAGTTATAACAAAGGTGTAATATGGCTAATTTCTTGTTAATAAGAGAGTTATGCGAATTAAAGAAAATCACTATACGAGAACTTGCATCACGTATAGGAAAAGAAGATAGTAGCATACAGGCTATTGTTAGAAATGGATCAACGAACACAAAAACCATTGAGGCAATAGCAAAGGTTTTAGAGGTTCCTGTAGGTGTATTCTTTGATGATATTCCCATAACTGGAATAAAATCAAATGAACTTGATAAAGATGCAAAAATAGCTGATTTAGAAAGGATAATTGAGGAGAAGGAACGTCTAATACAAGTCTTATTAAGTAAGAAATAACCTGTAATAGATAAGAAATGTAGGCATATTGTAGGCTATACAATCATGCAAATAATTAATAATCAGGCGATTAAAAAACGTTACTTGAATCACAAGCAAAAACCGCAAATAGCTAATTATTAAGCTTTTGCGGTTTTTGTTTTATACTAATTGCACAACATTTGCACAACTCAAATATTTATCATACCTATACATCTATTATTATACGTACATAATGACCGTGAAAAAATCTTCATGCTTATTTTCTTCCCCTTTTTTATAGCATCCGAAAAATCCGAATTTTGGAGAATTTCTTTCATACGTGCGTAATGACTACGGAAAAATCTTTGTAGTGTATCAGTTCCAAATAACGGTTATTTAGAATTATCAATCATGAGGATTATCAAAAATCACATTTTACCCTTGCCCTAATTCTTTAGTTTATCCTTAGGGTAACCTTAGGGTGTTTTGCTCGTTTTTTGCTCGTTTTCCGCCGTTTTTCCGCCGTTTTCTCTAGTTATAAGACGGGAATAATCACCTATAGGAATCTAAGCGAATAATGTAAATATAGATAAATGTACATGATTTGGAAAACAGTGCATATTTGAGTAATTTATAACCGTTTTCAAACCGTTTTCTTACTTCGAAAGCAATAGTATGTTTGTACTATAATGTGAGATTTTCCTACGTTATCCTATGCCGTTTTACTTGAATAACGCTTGTTTAACGCTCGTTTTCTCACCTTTTGGTTTGCGTCTGAGCGATTTTCTTTTATTGGGCGGACATACTATCATCCAAAAAGAGAAAGCCCTAAAACCGCAATCCCTGAAAGGAATACGAGCAAATAAGAAATGCTGCCTCATCTCACGACGAAACAGCATAAGCGCACAAACACAAAACAAAAATATTAATGAATGAATCAAAAATAGCTTGCAACCAACTTAAAAGGATAGTCCATGATTCCAACTACAAAGATATAAATTTCTATCAAAACGGATCCGGCTCTTCTATCAATTCCACAAGCCTTGGGAAAGTATCGCTATACCAAACAGGTAGTAACGTGTCCGGATAATCAATGCGTGTACTATTCACTCCGTACTTTAATCCTTTTAAGGATATTGCTTTATATGATTCCCCGTTTTTGTTGCGAATCTCCATGAAGCCTTTTTCTATCAACAACTGGTTGAATTGTGCTGCCGTGTACTTTTTCCCGTGTATCTTTAACAGGTCCGTCAAAGTGTATGCTTTGCGTACTATCTTACATTTATCTTTCTCTTTTGCAGGGGATGGGGTAAGCTTCTCAATGCATGGGCGTTTTTCTTCCGGTGTGTTCTCTGTAGAAACGGGTATATCAATCATTGGCAAACCTTTTTCTTCCGCTATCTTCTTCATTAGTTCCAGTGTTAAGGCTTTATCCGCTCCGCCTAACCTTTGCAAAGCGCCTACCCATTCGATAAGTTCATGTACCGTATGACCTGCTCCGGAATCTGTCGGATCAGGTAGGGCATTACATTCCTTTGCCCTATCTTCTCTTTCCAGTTCATCCCAACGGAGAATTAACTTTGCACGGGCTTCGTCGTTGAACTTGGTAGCGATGTACATACATTCCCGGTAGTCTAGTAGATACATAGGGCGTTCTTGGTTGTTAGCGTCTAGGTAGGAGCCGCAACCAAATCTGGTTTGGGCTACTTTCACCCATGCCGGTTCCATTGCTCGGATAGACCGCAATACATGATGGTGTAGTTTTCCGGTCATTTCCGCAATCTCCACGGATGACATAGTCCTTTTGTGCGCACTCGGCTCATTTTTGAGTTCAGTGCTTGCATTAATGATTCTTGTTTTCATAATCGATTATAATTAAGAAGTTATTGCTTTATATTCAGCCGAGACCAAAATTGGACCCGGCTAATTTTCTTTTGTTCCTTTCGCATTGAGCACCGGACATACATAGCCGACACCATGACGTTTTTAAATGATAGCTTTTGCCGTTCCGGAACACCGTGCGATCATAGAAGCGGTGAAGGGGAAGAACCTTGCCGCAATGTGTGCATCTCTTCCGTTCTACTCCGTCCACTATAACCCGGTTTTTGGGCTTCCGTTTAACCAGCCGACACGAAAGACACTCATGTGCGCCATATCTTCGGCAATAAGCTATAGACCGTTCACCGCATTTGGCGAAGTGGATGCAATCGGGCCGTGGTGATGTTTGATGTATATTCATAATCGGATTCTTTTAAATGTAAACCCGGCAACCGTATTGTTACCGGGGTGGCTTTGTTGATTGGCGTCAACTAATGTGTCGGACCGAAGCCCCCTGACAAAATCTATTATAGTGCTTTGATTTCGGTTTCGTCTCTTAATCCTAAGTATTCATTATCATCTTTTAGGCCTGTAAGCCCAAGCGGGGTTTTGCGTTCATGCCAACATTTTTCAGTCAAATCATTAACTAGGCTGATAATATGTATAAGTGTCTCGATTGTACACTTATTGTCATCAAACACATAATTATCTGCGTTGAGAATATCCTTAATCAAGTTCAGCAACCCAGATGATAAGCCGAACATACCGGCATGGTCTAAAATCTCTTTACCGAACTTTGCAAGTTTGCAAACTTGGTCTGCATTCAGACCTTCAAACTTTTCTCTAATTTCTGAAAATTCCATAATGTTTTTATTTATTGATGTGAGTTGTAAACCATTTCATTTAGTACGGTGTAACCGTCTTTGCCTAGATTAACATTATAACTAGTGCCAGAGTCTATACTAGCTAAGCTATCAATAACGCAAGTTTGGCAGTACATAATGTTAACCGTTACTTTATCGTTGTTCTGTAGAAGCTTCAGCAGCCTTTCGATAAACTGCTCTCCTTGCTCTGTCCGCTCTTTGCTGGCGGGTTCTATTATCATTCCCATAGTTGTATTTTATATTGATGGTTTCCCATTGTTATCGTTAAACATTTCATCCCATACGCAGAAAGCAAGAAGGATGATACAAATAATTAGTATAGCGTTCATAATTGATTAAATATCAAAGAAGTGTTCTCCCTTTTTCCTGAATATCCTATAGCCAGTGTATAGGCATCCAAATACTATCAATATCTCCATCTCGTTATAGCTTAATGGTTGTAACCTGTTGGTATATCGTGGAGGCTCTCATTATCTCTAATGGTGTGCCAGTCACTTCTATTGCCGTGTACTCTTCGTATTCGAATACATTATGCTTTATTCCTTCTATCTTTAGCATGGTAGTAATATCCTCTACTTGCTTGCTCTCGTGGAGCTTATAAACCTTTGTTTCTATCATATAGTGTAATTTATGATAGGGGGAATTCCCCCTATGGTTAATAATTCAGTGAAAGGGAAGCACCTATTTTCACAAACCAGTACTTCCATGAAAACAAATCAAATATTATGAATAAAAAAACTAGTCACCGCAATACGAGCCACACCCGTAGCCCATTGCACGATTAATACGGTTTTGATACTCATTATAAGAGATACCCTCTTTGCGTGCTGCTATCTCGCCTTTCATGCGTTCCGCTTTAGCTTCCGCTTCTCTTCTGATACGGTCGGCTTCGATTTGTGCACGAAGAAGAACCGAACTAATGGCGGCTTGCTCGTTCTCTTCACGTACCTTTGCTTCACGTGCTTTAGTCTCTGCTTCGATTGCTTGGCGTTCTTCGGCTACTCTAACCTCAAACTTTGCCATGCTCCAAGATTTACGGAGTGCATCGGAGAATGTCGGGTACTTTGCACGTGCATTGTTATACAAGTTGTGTGCTCTCTTCATTATCTGGCTTAAATTGTAGCGTTTCATATCCGTAATGTTTTATATTTCGTTTATGATGCAAATGTAATATAAAACGGTACATTGAACCAAATTAAAAGAAATATTTAACATTACTTTAACCGAAAAATGTAACGTTATTACGGTACATTTAATAATAATTCTTATATTTGTACCGTAAACTAAAACATTACGATATGGATTTAAGAATAAAGGAAGTTATAAAAGAAAAAGGCATGACCATAACAGAGCTTGCCGATAAGATGGGAATAAATAGAGTGAATCTGTCTAATATGGTTAATGGTAACCCAACAGTCGAAACATTAAACAAAATAGCAGGTGCTTTGGAAGTTCCAGTTACTGAACTCTTTGAGCAACCAAAGTCTGGAACCGCTTCTCTCACCTGTCCCCATTGTGGAAAGAATATCAATATCAAAGCAGAATGACTATGAATGAAGAAATGAAACAATTATTGAATGAAGTTGATACGCTCAAGGTTCAGTTATCAACCTTGCGCCCACTTCCTGAAGAAGCACTGAAAAAGGTTCAAGATGCTTTAGATATTGAATATACTTATGAAAGTAACCGCATAGAAGGCAATACTTTAACTTTGCAGGAAACCGCCCTAGTAGTA